AACGAAATGCACGGTGGTCAGGCGTTCCCGGCTTTTGATTTCTACCTTGCACCTTATGTGAGAGCAACATATGAGGAAGAACTGCTTAAAGCCTGTGAGGATATGAACTACGAACAAGACGAAATTGACGATTTAATGGGTCAGATGGTCGAAGAATATGTTGCACGGGAAGAAACCTGGGCTAAGAATGTAGCCATTAACAGAACTGTTCACAGAGTTCACCAGGCCATGGAGTCCTTTGTTCACAACTGTAACACTATCCATAGTCGCGGTGGTAATCAGGTTGTATTCAGTTCTATTAACTATGGTACAGATACTTCTCCCGAAGGTCGTTGTATCATTCGTGAACTGTTAAAAGCTACTGAGCGTGGCGTTGGTAATGGTGAAACTCCCATCTTCCCTATTCAGATTTGGAAGTTAAAGAAGGGCGTTAGCGCAGAACTAGGTGACCCGAATTATGATCTGTTGCAACTGGCTTACAAGGTCACTGCGAAGCGTTTCTTCCCCAATTTTATTAACCTTGACGCACCATTCAACCACCATGAAAAATGGCGTGTGAGCGACCCAGAGCGGTACAGATACGAATGTGCAACTATGGGTTGTCGTACCAGAGTATTTGAGAATCGTCATGGTGAAAAGACTTCTATTGGTAGAGGTAATCTATCCTTTACCACAATTAACCTACCTAGACTGGCATTGGAGAGCGAAGGTGACTTAGAGAAGTTCTATGATTTACTCCATGAATACATCCGTATCGCTGTAAATCAGTTGGTCAGACGTTATGAGTATCAGAAGACAGCGTTAAAGAAGCAGTTCCCTCTGTTAATGTCTGGTATGTGGGAAGACTCAGCTAAGTTAAAGGACAACGACCCTGTTGATGAAGTGTTAAAGCACGGTACACTGTCAGTTGGTTTTATTGGACTTGCCGAGTGTTTAATCGTTCTAACTGGTAAACATCATGGTGAGAGTGAGGAATCTCAGAAACTTGGTTTACAGATTGTAGAATCCATGAACGGTCTGTGTAAGGCGTATGGTGAACTTTACAACTTAAACATTAGTTTACTTGCCACACCAGCGGAAGGTCTGTCTGGTAAATTCGTTAAGAAGGATAGAGCGGACTTTGGTGTTATTCCTAACGTTACTGACCGTGATTACTATACCAACTCCAACCATGTTCCTGTTTGGTACAAGTGTACTATGGAACATAAGATGAAGGTGGAAGCACCGTATCATCCGCACACCCCGGCTGGACATATTGCTTATCTGGAAGTCGATGGTGACCCGGAGAAGAATGTTAAGGCAGTCGAGCAGATGGTTAATCTAATGCGTAAGTATAACGTTGGTTATGGCAGCATTAATCACGCTAGAGCGAGGTGCTTGGATTGTGGATACGAGAGCGGTTCTGATCTGTTTACTACTTGTCCAAAGTGTAATTCTACTAATGTGGATGTGTTAGAGAGAATCACGGGCTATTTAGTAGGTGGTACTAACCGCTGGAACGGTGGTAAGAGAGCGGAACTGAAAGACCGAGTATCCCACATGAGTGGTGAAAAGATGCTGAAAGATAGACAAATTTAACTAAAAAGTTCCCCAATATTTGTATATTCTGCGAATTGAAATATACCCCCGTAGGTATTATAATAACGGCGTAATCAAGCAACACCTAACACAATAAATAATACTTATGGAGGACTTACAAATGAAAACTTATACCGCTGCTGAACTGAGCGAAATTCTGAAAAAGCACGAGAATTGGTACTTCGATCGCCCCGATGGAAGTCGTGCTGACCTGAGATATGCTAACCTGAGTGGTGCTAACCTGAGTGGTGCTGACCTGAGATATGCTAACCTGAGTGGTGCTAACCTGAGTGGTGCTAACCTGAGATATGCTAACCTGAGTGATGCTAACCTGAGTGGTGCTAACCTGAGTGGTGCTGACCTGAGATATGCTAACCTGAGTGGTGCTAACCTGAGTGGTGCTAACCTGAGTGATGTTCGTCACAACGAGTCTACTGGTTTTTACGCATTACAGTGTCCCGAAGCTGGTTCTTTCATTGGTTGGAAGAAAGCAAGCGGTCATATCGTCAAGCTGGAAATCACTGAGGATGCACTTCGATCTAGTGCCACAACCAGAAAGTGTCGGTGTTCTAAGGCCAGAGTATTGGCTATCGAAAATTACGACGGTACTCCCAGTAATTACAATGCCATTCAGAGTAACTACGACTCTATGTTTGTGTACGAAGTTGGTAAGGTGGTATCTGTAGACAACTTCGACCCTAACCGCTGGCATGAGTGTGCGCCCGGTATTCATTTCTTTATTACCAGAAATGAAGCTGTGAATTACAACTAAGGGGGTAGTAAAATGAGAATCGCAGGAATTGTACGAGATAGTATTGTCAATGGTGAAGGTGTTCGGGATGTGGTGTTCTTCCAAGGCTGTGGTAAGCGTTGTAAAGGCTGCCACAATCCCGAAACTTGGGACTATATGGGTGGTTGCCACCGCTTCCTTGGTGATGTGGTAAACGAACTAGCTGAGAGTAGTAACGATGTTACTATCAGCGGTGGTGAACCCCTTGACCAGATTGAGGATTTGGTTGAACTGTCTAAGCAGCTTAAAGCCCAAGGTAAGAGTGTGTGGGTGTACACTGGCAACGTTGTAAACCCCACTAAGCATATCTATCAAGTTTTGGCTCAGTACGTTGATGTAATCGTAGACGGTAGATTCGTAGAAGAACTGAAAGACCCTAATCTTATGTTTAGAGGTTCTTCCAATCAGCGAATCATTGATCTGCCTAAGTCAGTTAAGGAAGAAAAGATTATTCTGTGGGAGGGATGTTAATGAAGAAGTTAATGCGTTGGTTCGATAAGTGGCTTCCAGTTGTATGGGGTATGCTGTGGATATTCATTATCACGGCTGCATCTGTCGGAGCGACAATTTGGATTGTGAAATGGATTGCTAGTTTACTGGGGGTGATGTGATGACTGTTGAAGAAATCAGAAAGATTATCAACACCAACTGCTGTGGTCGTACGTGTGGTACTTGCCCTTTATGGGATTGTGATTATGACTGTGGTAGAATCGACGATGAAGATTGTACACAGGAAGAAGCTGAACGGTTATATAGCATAATGTGTCCGTCTATTGTTACAAAGGGTATTTCGGACAACCCAGTAACCCACCCATCCCACTACACCCAAGGTAACATCCAGTGTATCGACGCAATGGAATCTGCCTTTGGTAAGGAAGCAGTTGCTACTTGGTGTAAGTTAAACTCCTTTAAGTATATTTGGAGAGAAGAACATAAGAACGGACTCCAAGATATCGATAAGGCTATTTGGTATCTTAATAAATACAAGGAGTTGAAAGCTAGTGGAGAATAGGAGATTTGAAGACTGGACAGCAGTTGACTGTAACGAGTGTGCTAAATACTGGGATTCCTCTTGTGACGGAGTTAAGTGTGGTACTAACTCAGATAAGTCCTCAACAGGCTCTACAAGGCTCTGTAACAGCTTTTTACCGACTAGGAGTGTTGTTATCCCGGCTCAGATAAAAAGGCTAGAGAAAGGCTTGAAATGGCTTGCAGTCAGTTGTCTTTGTGCGAATCTAGCAATTGTAATACATCTACTTTGTCATTTGTTGGGGTGGTTATAATGCACAAACTCTTTTATAGAGGTAATTGGTATACAGCTAAAGAATTAGCAGATAAGAGTGGAATGCCAGCCCATACAGTCCGGGATAGACTCAGACGAGGATTCTCAGTTGAAGAAGCAGTTAAACCAATTCCAATACAGGATAGTATAAAAGAGTTCGGAGAGTCTTCTTGGTATGAAGATTGGATTGGTATGTCCATAAACGATCTTCACGAGATATATTGGAAATGGTGTGTATCTCATGGGTATACACCAATATCCAAACAAGGATTCTCTAGGCAGTTACTTGGTATGTATCCGATGTTAAAGACTGTTCCCACTAAGAAGGGAGACAGATGCTTTAGGGTCATTAGATTGAGAGGATGATATGGAACGCTTAACTAGAGCAAAAGCTATCCGTGCTAAGTGCTTAGACTGTTGTTGTGGGTCAGCACATGAAGTCAGAATGTGTCCAGCTAAACACTGTCCATTATGGATTTACCGACTAGGTACAGAGGTATCGTCAGACGGGTCAAGATTACCCAAAAAACCTAATCCTAGTAAAGAAATCTAAACTAAATTCTCTTAGGTAATATACTTTTTCATTGCCAGAGAGATTAGGTTAAAAAACACGAGCGTACTAATGATTTTGATATAAGTTAAGGAGTAATATTATGGCTATTCAGAAGTTTAATAAGGAAGAACCACGGTATAAGGTTGGTGATCGGGTTATCATTGCCGAGTCTAATATCGAAGGTATTTGCGGTGTTAATCTCCGTGGTAAAAATGTTGTAGGTACAATTTCTAACATTACCAATATTGGTTCTGATTATCCTTATTGGGTCACTTGCGACGAGTACCCCGGTGGTCTGTACTGCAATGTTAAGTGTCTTGCTTACGAGTTTAAGAACGAGAAGATTGTTATTACCCACGACGGTAAGACTACCACTGCGACTCTTTATAACGGCGACACCAAGGTGACTACCACTGCTCGTTGTGCGCCAGAGGATGATTTCGAGTTCCGAATTGGTGCTGAGATTGCAATGGCTCGGCTGGTCGATAAACTTGTTTACGCCAAGTTCAATGTGGTTCGTGTTGTGTTCCGTGAAGGTGAACGTGCTTATTCTTATAAGACCAGACAGCAGGCTGCAAAGGTTGGCATGGAGATTGTTGTTCCTGTTGGTCGAAATAACAAGGAACTCAATGCTACTGTCGTTGAGATTATTCCCGGTGCTGAGTACGAGGGTGAGTACGCAATCTCCGCTATGAAGGAAATCGATATTGTGGAAGTACCTAAGTATTACAGCGGTAATGTGGTTTGCACCCATAATGGTTACTGTCCCACTGATCTGACTGTTGGTAAGATTTACACCTTTGTCGATGGTAACTGTAAGAACAACTTGGGCGGTATGATTCTCAGTAGTCCTGCTAAGAATCTTGATGATCTTAACCGCCGTGCGACCTTTAAGTTCATCGAAATTGTAGAGTGAGGTGCTACCACATGAAAGTTTACACTGCTACCGAAGAAGCCTATAAGAAGGGTTATGATAAAGGTCGAGAAGAAGGTGCTAAGATCACCGCAGAAATCGAACACGAACTTTCCGAACAGCGCAACGCATTGGCATACGAAAATGAAACGCTGAAAGCCAAGCTAGACTTTGTAAATGGCGACTATAATTCACTACAATCTGAGTTTGCAAGACTGAGAGCGCAAATGGACATTGTGTACCTAATCTTCGGAGGAAAGTAACATGGGTGAAAAACCTACGATTGATCTCGCAGATGATAATTTTGGTGCTGTCTTAAACTGTGCTGTACGTTACTCCATTGGTAGACAAACCTATATGCCGGGTCTAGTTATTGATTTCATCACACCACTGCTACCGCATCTGAATAGCAAGACACTCTGGTGCTTTGACCAAGATGTAACCAATGCTAAATGGGAAGGTGGTTATGGTAATCCAGCCATTGATGAACCAAACTGGATGAAGTTCCTCACTGCTGTTAAAGAAGAACGTGTTAAGCGTGGAGAACAACCGTATAAGTCTTGGAGGGAGGATTAACAATGTCTGAAAAGCGGCTGATTGATGCCGATAAGCTGATGGAGCGGTTTAGGATTGTGGCACAGTCTGGTGGTCCTGTTGTGGTTCACGTTTCGGATATCTGCGCTGCCATTGAAGACGAGGTCTATGAAGGAACTGTGGATGCCGTGGAAGTGGTGCGGTGTAATGATTGCAGCCATAGAGTCAGAGGAACATGGGCTAAATGCACCGGGCGCAGACCTGATGATTTCTGTTCTGATGGTGAAAGGAGATTTCATGACTGACAGGAAACGATGCTGTTGCAACTGCGGAAACGATATCCGCACCAAGGACGAAAAGGGCAATGTCGAGTGCCATTGTGCTATTGATGGACACAGAATGGGCTATGTTGAATGCTTTGAACATTGGTGCAGACGATGGAAGAAAGACCGAAAATGGGATGGTGATGGGAATGGCTGAGTATCATGTTGGGTGTGGAGCGTTTGGAATCTATGCTGGAACGCTGAACAGCAAGAATAAAAACTTGTGGCTGAACAAAACAGAATGTACAGACGAAGCAATTACCGCTGTCCGGGATTACATGGTGCAAGAACTGCTGGGCGGTTTGGAGTGTCGCAAATCGGTATCAACAAGCGGTTATGAATGGTCATTGAAAGACGGAAGAATTGTTGAATTGCGGATAACCGTAAAGGGAGAAAGGAAACCAGACTAAATATATAATATTACTTATATTATATATTCTTTTTATAGGTTAAACGATATTCTGACAAAGTAAGAATATCGTTGTCCTATAAATAAAAAATATAAAGGCAACCTTATAAACTTACATTTTCGGAGGTATCTATGAAGGTAAAAGAACTGATTGACCTGCTGCTGGACTGTGATAAGGAACTGGATGTGGTTAACTATCAATATAACGATAGTTGCACTGTTAAAGAGGAAACTGTGCATACCAGTAGAGATGGTGTTAAGAACTCTACACGCCATGTAATCTTGGAGTTTAGCGCAGAATAATACTTGAAAGTATAATAATTTTAACTTGGGAGGACTCTTATTTTGGATAAACAAGAGAAGTTAGAATTAGCAGAGTTAATAGCAACGTCCGTAGTAAGCGCACTAGAATCTAAAGGTTTAGTTGGTAAAGCGGATAAAGATGTGCCTAAAAAGACTGAGAAAACCGCCTACCAAAAGACTGAACAACTGCTGTTTAATTACAATGGGTTTAAACGTATAGTGCAAGAGCGACAACAGGAAATCATTGATCTTCGCACATACGGTATACCACAAAAGATTACCGCCACTATAGGTGGAGAGCGTGTGCAAACAAGTCGTTCTAATGTGGGCATTGTGCTTCCAGAGGACGCTGTGGAAGATGCTGTGCGTACTGTGGAACGCTCTGTGGAAGGGACTGTGCAAGCCATCGCCCTTATAGATAAGTGTATGGCTGCCTTAAAGGACGACCCATATTATAAAATCTTGGAAATGCGCTATTTTGAAGGGCGCACACAAGAGGACATTGCATTATGCTTTGGTTGTTCTCAGGTTACAATCAGCAACAATAAAAGCAGATTGGTAAGGGAGTTGGCGATGCGCCTGTTCCCAAACCAAGTAATCGACGAAATGATTAGATAATGAAAACGGCTATTCTGAGAGTAAATCTTGGAATAGCCGTTCTTTTTTATTGCAAATGCAAATCTGTCTAATTGCAAATTCAAAATTGATCTGGATGCAAATTTAAAATGCAAATCGAAAAATGCAAATCTGAAAATGCAAAATGCAAATTCAAAAATGCAAATTGCAAATTGAAAAATGAAAATTCAAATTTCAAATTAAAAATCAAAAATGGCAGTCAAGACCGGGCCTGGCATTGAATAAAATTATACTGAATGGCAGCGTCCACCGCTCACGGACAAAAACGGCGTTTCGTTTACATATTTTTACACTGTAAAAAATTGCACAAAAACGGATGTTATATTTTGGTTATTTTCCCGATTGTATTTTTTGAATTTTTAGATTATTATATCCAAGTCCAAACGGCAGCCGGGATACAATTTATGAATGGCGGTTTTATTAACTATGAAACCGAAAGCGAAAGCGTACAAGACGAAGTTAAAAACATTGTAGAAATTTATTTTGAAAAGTGAGGATTTTACCATGGAAAGACTTAATATTAACGTTAACGGTAACAAAAAGTTGAGAAATACCGAAAATGTCCGTTTTATGATTTGGAATCTCCCGGCGGTTAAAACGTGTCCGTTTGCAACTGAAATGTGCAAAAAGTCTTGTTATGCTAGAAAAGCGGAAAGAGTTTATCCAACTGTTTTACCGTCACGGGAAAAAAACTATATCGCTAGTCTTTCCGATAATTTCGTGGAAAATATGATTTTTACTATCGAAAAAGAGTTGTCTAGTAAAAAATACAATGGAAAACTTGCGGTTTTTCGTATTCATGAGTCCGGGGATTTTTACAACCTGGAATATACGAAAAAATGGGTAAAAATTGCTAGACATTTTGAAAATAACGATAAAATCGTATTTTTAGCATATACAAAATCGCTTGTTTACCTCATTCGTGCCGGGTATGATACTAAAGAATTTCCAAAAAATTTAGTTATTCGTTCCAGTATATGGGCGGACACTTCCACCGCTAACAATGATTACACTGAGTTATATAATTTTCCCATTTATACGGCTCTTAGTCGGCACGACATGACCGAAAAACAGAACGCCGGGGAAAAGTTCACAGAATGCCGTTGTGACGATTGCGCCAATTGTGGCAAGTGCTGGAATAATGCGGAACGTGAAATTATTTGTGAAATTCACTAATTAACGGAGGTTTTCAAAATGGCGGTTGCGTTGTTTTATATCGGTAATATGGGCTTGTTTTTCGTGGCAGCGGTTATACTAGATTATTTGTTAAATATGTTTATTTGGTAAATGCTTTTTATTTGTGTTTTTGTATCTTAATAAGATACAATTATACTAGAAAATAAAAAGGAGGTTAACAACGTGAAATTTCTAAAGGCAATTACAACCGACGGAAAAACAGAGTATTTCAATATTAACCACGTTCTAACAATTACGCAAAACGGCAGCACAATTAAAATTTTAATGGGGGCGGGCCTTTATTGGAACGTAAAGCCCGGAACACTAGAAATTGTGGATTTATCCGACATTATAGCGGAGGTGTAAACCATGGAAAAATATAATATTTACATTATCGATAGAAAGACGAAACAACGCCAATTGTTAACCACTAGAAACAGCGAAAAAAGCGCATTATCTTTTTGTGAAAGTTGGGGGTGGTTTTATACCGACGAACACAATAAAACATTTTGGTTAGAATACGAAAAAGCATAAACTTTTTGTATCTCAACAGGAAACGTAACAATATCAATTAGGAGGTTATTAAAATGAGAGTAACTAAAAAAGATTTGGAAAACATGGTTAAACGTTTGAACACTGCAAAAGGATTTGAAACCGTAAAATACAACACAGTTGGAAGTTATAAACTATATAGCGACGGTGTCGGTTATGCTATCCACAAGTTAGAAAATGCCGGGGGCGGTGTTTCTACCGTCGGTCATTGCTACGGCATGACAACTAAAGAATGCTATTACTTCTTATGTGGTCTTTTAGTTGGTGATTAAAAATGTTTATTTTATTCTTAATCATTTTTATATTTGTTATTTGTTTTTTAGTTCCGCTGCATTTTGGAAAATTCGATAAAATGCAATATAACGAAATAGAACTAGATGAAACGGAGGAACAAAAAGAAATAAATAAACTAGAACGAATCGAAATACTAGATAATGCGCTAATTAAATATAATAGACTTTTGGAAACGTTGGAACGTGAATATAAAAACGAAAGCAACGACAAAAAGAAAGCCGTTATATTATCTAAGCAAATAGCGACATTAGAAAAACTTAATAGAACACTAGAAAAACGGGAAAAGCTAGACTAAATTCTAGCTTTTTCTTTTGTTTTTAATGGGGGGATCGCTGCGACTGATTTATAAATCGATTATAAAGTGGTTATAAACTTTTTGGAATTTCCGCATATAATAATATTAGATAGATTTATATAATTAAATATTATCTACTATCCGTTTATGAGGTCATAGAAAGCCCTATAAACGGTTTTTATTTTTGCCTTGTATTTATATGGGCTGTAATATAAACGGCTGTTATAGTGCTATGTATGGCTTTATAGATAGTATTTTAGTAAATGAATGATAGATGAAAAGTATAGGTATTTCCCTATTGAATCACTAGGTAAATAACTACTTTTCCACTATACCCTATTACAAAAGCTATTCTAAGCCCCTGTAAGCCGTTCTAAGCCGTTTTTATGCTTTCTAAATAGGTATATAGCCCTATAAAATAAGCCCGTTCTAGTGGCTTGTATGCCTTTATAGTGCTATTACATCCTAACGCCACAAAATAATAATTTTGTTGCGTTCGTAAGGGCTAAAGGATACAAAAAGGTTACAAAAAGCAACGAAAACCCGTGATTCTGTAGGGTTTTGTAATTTCTTAATAGGAAAGTATGAACATATGCTCATATGAAAGGGGGCGAAGGGGCAGCGTTTCGGCCTGGATGGACTGGGACCCTACATCCAAAAAATTTTCGTACCATTTTCATAATATCATAAAAGCGTAGAGTTTTATTAGATGTTGATCGGTTCTGATGTTCCTACATAGGGTTCTAAAATTTAAGGAATAGGAGGTGGCAATATGCTGACTGTCAAACAAATGAACTTTTGCGACGAATATATAAAAAACGGTGGTAATGGCACACAGGCATATTTAACCGCCTACAATAGTAATAGCCCCGTATCGGCGCAAATTGAAGCCAGCCGACTGCTGGACAAAGAAGAAATTCAAGCGTATTTACAAAAACTCCGCAAACCAATCGAAAAGGCGGTTAAGCGGAAGATCATTAACGAGCGAGAATATAAAAAGAAACTGATTCAAGAGCGAATCGACGAATGTATTGCTCGTGGTGATGATGCTGCCATTGCACGATACTTGGAAATCTGGAACAAGATGGACGGTGAATATGTCAATATCACCAAAGACATTACAGAATCCGATGCCAGCATTAAGGAATTGGATACTGCCACATTACAAATGTTGGCTAAAGTTGAATAAGACAAGTAAAGGGGTGGTCGGAGTGCTACCCCTATTTATATTGCAGAGAGGACAAGCGGTTAAGTCACAGCCCTCATAAGGCTTGGGGAGTGGGTTCAACCCCCACCTCTGCAACCAACTGTAGGCGCAACGCCGAACGACCCCACCACGCTTAATTAACTTGGTTAATGCGTACCACGGTGGGGCTTTAATCTATCACTTTGGGAGGGGTGAGCGATTGGAAATATATGAACAACTTGGTTTAACCAAAAAGCAGTATGAAGAAGTTCGTTACCAGGCCAAACTGGAATTGGCTAGGCGTGACTTCTGGGAGTTCTGCAAAATCCTCGCTCCCGACTTTTACATGGAAGGGCGAGACTACTTAAAAGAATTCTGCATTGCGCTCCAAGAGTTCTATGAGAGCGACCAGCGAGTTCTTATCATTAATATGCCGCCCCGACACGGCAAGAGCAGAACGGCTCAAATGTTTGCTAAGTGGATATTTGGTAAGAATCCATCTGAAAAGATTATTACTGGTTCTTACAACGAACAATTATCCACAACATTCTCTCGTAGCGTTCGTAATGATATCCAAGAGCGCAAGGCGAGTCGAGATAGAATAGTTTACTCCGATATATTCCCCAATACCCGAATGAAAAAAGGTAGTTCGGCAGCTAACCTCTGGACGCTGGAAGGGCAACACGTTTCCTACCTCGCCACTTCTCCCGGTGGTACTGTCACTGGTTTCGGTGCAACCATAATGATATTGGACGATATTGTTAAGAATGCCGACGAAGCCATGAACGAAACTGTATTGGAAAACCACTGGACTTGGTTTACTAACACAATGTTATCCCGTCTTGAAAAGAACGGTAAGCTGGTCATTATCGCCACACGTTGGAACACTAAAGACCTTAGTGGTCGGGCTATTGACCATTACAAGTCTATTGGAATGCCATGTAAAGTGATCTTACGGAGAGCATTACAAGAAGACGGAACAATGCTTTGTGATGGTGTGTTGGATAGACAAGCCTACGACTTAATTGTTAAAACGATGGGTCGTGAGATTGTCGAAGCCAACTATAACCAAAATCCCATTGACTTGGTTGGTAGACTTTATAACCTTGGCTTTAAGACATATAAGCAGCTTCCAGTTGACGATAAAGGTCAATCGGTGGTTGAAGAAGTTTGTGCTTATATCGATACGGCTGACCAAGGTGACGATTACCTCTGCTGTATTATTTACGCAGTTTACCGCCAGCAATGTTATGTATTGGATGTTTATTTCACCAAAGAGGGCATGGAAATTACTGAGGGCGAAGTCGCCAAGAGGTTATATGAGTTTAAAGTCAATAAAGCATTCATCGAAAGTAACAATGGTGGTCGTGGCTTTGGTCGTTCTGTTGAACGTATTCTGCGTGAAAAATACCATTGGTACAAAACCTATATCGATCTCTTTACTCAGAGCAGAAATAAGAAAGCCAGAATACTCAGTAGTGCAACTTGGTGTCAACACAATATAAAGTTCCCTATTGGTTGGGAAGTTAATTTTAGCGAGTTCTATGGTGATGTTATGGGCTATCAAAAAGAAGGTAAGATGGCACATGACGACGCAGAGGACTGCTTAGCTGGCATCTATGACCGTGTTGGTCGAGGTGCTTTATTTAGTTTTACATAAGTTAAAAGGAGGAATTTTATGTTTAAGATTGCTTACGATGCTGGGCATGGTCGCAATACTTCTGGTAAGAGACTTCCGAAAGAACTTGATAAGAATGAAACTCGTGAATGGATTTTAAATGACCGAGTTGCCAGATATTTCGCAGAAGCAGCAAAGCAATACGAGGGTGTTGAGTTACTTCGTGTTGATGATGCAAGTGGTAATGTTGACGTTAGTCTTGGTGAGCGGTGTAGTAAAGCGAACAAGTGGGGTGCAGACTTTTACCTCTCTATTCACCATAACGCTGGTGTAAAAGGTGGTTCTGGCGGTGGTATTGTTGCTTACATTCTTAAAACAGGTGGCGAAAGAGAAACTTACCAAAAGGCAATCTACAACGCTTGTATTAAAGCTGGTGGATTAAAGGGTAACCGCTCTAAGCCACTTGGAACTGCGAACTTTTACGTTTTGCGAAACACCGATGCAACAGCCGTTTTAATGGAATACGGCTTTATGGACTCCACTGTGGACGCTCCAATTATTTTAACTGACGATTATTCCAAACTGGTTGCTTATGCGACTATGGAAGCTATTGCGGAAGTCGCTGGCTTAAAGAAAAAGACCACTAATTCTGATTCTAAAGTTATTTACCGAGTTCAGATTGGTGCGTACAGTAAAAAAGAAAACGCAGAAGCCCAGCTTGCGAAAGCTAAAAAAGCTGGGTTTTCTGATGCGTATATTACTACGAAATGATTAGTGATTAAAGAAAGGAGGATAGGACTTGGGTGTTTTTAACATATTTAAGAAACAAGATTTGCCGACACCTAATTCTGACTCCAATGCAGTAAATCCAGATATTAGATATTTGGAACTGATATTGTGTGAATGGTTGAAAAGCCCAGCCAGAGAGGAACAACTACTTGGTGAAAAGTATTACGATGGTGACCATGATATTCTTAGACGAGTTAAGAAAGTCATTGGTGCAGATGGTAACTTAATCCCAATTGAGAATGTTGCTAATAATAAGCTGGTGGATAATCAGTACCGTAAGTTGGTAGATCAAAAAACCAACTATGTACTTGGTAAACCATTAACTATTGCTACTGAGAATGATGAATACTTAGACTTACTGAGTAAAGTGTTTAGTAAGAAAGTTCATCGACAATTCAGAACACTTGCTCAGTATGCTGTAGATGGTGGTATTGCTTGGTTATATCCTTATTATAACGAACAAGGTGAGTTTAAGTTTGATGTATTTCCAGCTTATGAGATTTGCCCCGTTTGGAGAGATAAGGCACACACTGAACTGGATTGTGTGATGCGTTACTATCCCGAAGAAGTATACGATAATAAGGGTGGAACTAAATTAATCTACCATGTAGATTTATATACTACTAATGGAATCGTTCATTTTAATTATCACGGCGGTAAACTGACTCTTGCAAAAAATCCACATAGTAATTACTTTACTTATGATGAACAAGGTTGCAACTGGGATAGATTACCGATTATTCCATTTAAGTATAATGCAAAAGAAATTCCCTTAATTCGGAATGTTAAATCTTTGCAAGATTCTCTTAACCAAGTTTTAAGCGATTTCCAAAATAACATGGAAGAAGACCCTCGTACCACTATTTTAGTGTTGAAGAATTACGATGGTACAAATATTCCAGAGTTTAGACAAAACCTCGCCACTTATGGCGTTATTAAGGTTACCACTGTGGATGGTGTACAGGGTGGTGTTGAAACTCTTAAGGTAGAAGTTAATGCTCAAAACTATCAAGCTATCTTAATGCAATTGAAACGAGCAATCGTTGAAAATGGTAGAGGTTTCGACGCTAAAGAGGAACGTATGGACGGTGACCCAAACCAAATGAATATTGAGTCGATGTATACTGACATCGACTTGGATGTTAATGGTATGGAAACCGAGTTCCAAGCTGGCTTTGAGGAATTAAAGTGGTTTATAGATCAGTATTTAATTCATAAAGGTAAAGGCGATTATACTGAGGAAGCAGTTGAGTTCGTATTCAATCGTGATATTTTCATTAACGAGGATGCGAAGATTGATAACTGCGTTAAATCCGTTGGTATTATTTCTAACAAGACTATTCTTAGTAGACACCCGTGGGTTACTAACGTTAACCATGAGTTAAAGCAGATTGAAGAAGACAAACAAGCTGAGTTAGAGGAAATGGATGCTACGATGAAAATTCAAGCAAAGAATACTCCTAAAACAGCTAATAATTCAAAACAAGCCAACAATAGCGGCGGTAAGAAGTAGAGGTGAATTATTTGGCGTATACAAAACAAAATTTTGTTAATGGTAACGTACTTGATGCAAAACAATTAATTGCAATCGAGGAAGCTATCTTAAATTTAGAAAAGGCAATGTCTGAGGGTACTTCTTCTATTAAATATGTAGAAAGTAACGACAACGCAAACTTATTAAATTTGCGTGATTTCCCAAGTGGTACTTATGTGTTGTCTGGTAGATTCCGTCCTTACAGTGGTTCTAGCGCAACCGTATCTTTCGCAAGTGCTTTACTTGTAAACATCATTACTAAGACCGCTGGTACTCATGTTCAAGTATTCTATCCAGTTAATAACTGTGTACAATTTCTCGACATTACCGATGATAGCTACAAGCGAACGAATGTATATCTGAACGATCTACTTGAAAGCATTGGTTCACTGTCTAGTTTGGAAACTACTGATAAGACAAGTCTGGTTAACGCTATTAACGAGGTTGTTACGAAAATTACTACCTCGAATGCACCCGGAATCTACATTGAATCTGACCCTACTGTTTTTGACTGGGCGAAAAAGGAACTTTTCAACAAAGCGAACTTTGTTGACCCGGCAAACAGGAACACTTTTGTCACCATTGATGGTGTGGAGTATTACCGTTATAACGCAACGGCTGACAGCTTTGAATATCGCAACCCGTACCCGTTGCCCGGTAGCGTTCAAATTACAATGCGTGTTGTTGCTCAGTATGATGACGGTGGTTCAAGAATTTGTGCTGAATATACTGACGGAACAAACGAAGTTATTGGAACTGCTACGGGCGAAACGTTCACATTTACTACTCCGATAGGTAAAACCCTGTCTTATATCCGTGGTAACTATGATAAAGATAACTGGCAATTGATTGATATGTCAGTTATGAGCATGGTTGCACTGTATAACATCGGTTTACCCCTTTCGGATTCCAACGCCGCTGGCGGTGTTATGGCAGACCCGGCAACGGATGCGGACACCATCCCGGCAAGAATCAAAAACGGGCGGCTGTTTGTGGCTGGTGCAACTGATAAACAGATTGCCGATGCTGTCAACGCCCATCTTGCAGACAATCCGATTTCGGGTAATACGAATGGTTGTACTTTTTATGCTGAAATCACTTGTGATGGAACAGTTGGACAATACGAATTTACAACGGATTCGGAAGGAAAACCGCTTTCATTGGATGAAGTGGTGATACATTCACACTACAAAGCGGAGTCCGAGTATCTGGCAGTTTGGGTTAACGACGTTAGAGTCGCATATCGACACGGCGTTGCGGCGGATTATTCGGAAACCGTTATTATTTCCCGGATTGGAAATTCCGTGATTGGTATGGTATCCAAAGGAAGTGACAACGAACTTAGCGGAATGAACCGTACCTTTACCGCTGGCGGTTTATCGGCTGATATTCTCGCAAACGGAAAAATTGAAAAAATTAAAGTTGGTACAGCTTGGGGCGAAACAATCGCAGAGGGATCAACAATTAAAATCTATGGAAGGTAAGGTGTTTTATGGCTTGTAAAATTGGTAAAATCGAGCAGAACAGAACCCTTGCAGAAAATGTAACTGAAACTACCATCGGCACTATTGTCGAAAAGACACAGGGGAATTATATCGAGGTGCTTTTCTGTCTGGATGATAAATACATCACCGAGAACGGAAATCACATTGATGCTGGTGGTGAAACATCCTTCGATGTTCATGTCGGCAAGACCATCGATGAAGTGCTTTCCCTGTACGGTGTGACCAATCCCACATGGACACAGGCACTTGCGGAGGTGTAAACCGTGAAAAAGTGGGTAAACGGCAAAATTGTTGAAATGACCCCGGAAGAAGTTTCCCAGATGGAAAAGGATTCCGCACGGGCTGAACGGATGGAAAAATCCCGTCCGCTATCCACTGATGAAGTGTCCCGGATGTTCATTGCTCAGAACATCAACACTGTCATCACGGATGATGAAACGGCATCCAGAGCGGTTGAATTTCACCCGGTTTTGAAACAGGACGGTTCGCTTATTTCTGCTGGCACAAGAATCAACTGGAACGGGAAGTTGAAAAGGGCGGCGGTTGACCTTTGGGACACCGCTGAAAACAATCCCGACAATGCCCCGACATTGTGGGAGAATATCAGCTATCGTGACGGATTCCGAGTGATTCCAGAAAACATCACCGCTGGAACGGCATTTACAAAGGGTGAATATGGTTGGTGGGGTGAAACCCTGTATCAGTCCAAGATTGACAACAATGTTTGGACACCCGAAGCATACCCCACAGGTTGGGAAGATGTTGAAATGTAAAGCAGTATAAAACATCGCCCTTCGGAGGTGATACTACATTAAAGGAGGTCTATTTAATGGAAACAGAAGTTATTGACGATCTGGTAACCGACGACCCCTACGCAGCTTTGTCTGCAAGACAAGGTATGATTCTTCGTCAAATGATTGAAAACGTAGCAAGCGATAGCGATATCGATGCGATATTTAACTGATTTAATTAATGGAGGAAAATAATATGAGTAAGTTAATTACCACTTCCAAACTGTCCCGATTCTGGACTAACGCTAAGTCTTACATTGATAACGCTCTGACTGGTAAGGCTAACGCAACCCATACCCACGATTATGCTGCTACTACTCACTCTCATACTCAAGCCGATGTAACTGGTCTGTCTGATGCTCTGGCTGGTAAGGCAGCATCCAATCACACCCACACTGAGTATGCAGAAACTGGTCACACCCACGCTGCTTACGCACCTTCTTCTCACTCCCATAGCGAGTACGCACTGAAAACCGAAATTCCCGAAAGCATGGAAGTTGCTACCGATGCTGAAATCGACGCTCTGTTTGCTTAACGGAGGTCTAGTATGGGACTTGTTAATACTTCTAAGTTAGGTAGATTCTTAACTAACTTAAAGAATGGTTTTGCCGAACTGTTCATGGAGAAACAAGCCGATATGATTTATACTGCTGAGTCCAGTGACGGTGTTAATTACACTGTCACTGTTCCCGGTGTTACAAGTCTTTACGCTGGTTTGCGTATCATGGTTAAGTTCGGTAGAAACTCTGCAACCACTGCCCCGAAGTTAAATGTGAACAGCTTGGGTGCAAAGAATATTCGACAAGCCTTGTCTACTAACAATAGTGCAACCGCACCCGGAGGTAGTAACACTTGGTTAACTACCGCTTGCCCGGTGGAACTTACTTACACTGGTTCTATGTGGAAGACAGATTTTATTCGACCTTCTGCTAGTAATATGTATGGTACTGTTCCAGTTAATTGCGGTGGTACTGGTGCTACCACTGCGGAAGCTGCTAGAACAGCGTTAGGTGCAGTGAGTCAAGCTGACTTTGATGCTTTAGTGGCACGAGTTGCAGCATTAGAGTAATTAACTGAAAGTTGGTGAGTAATCATGTATACCGATGAACAGTTTGAACAACTGGAACAGGAAGAACGAGATATTATAGATGAAAGTCTTGCTGCGATACTTTTAATCTTAGCTAACACTAAAGGTAATTTAGAGAAAGAACTGCGTGACTTTTATTATAAATACGGTCAAGATGGCGTGGTTACTTACAGTGAAGCTAGAAAGTGGGTTAGCGAGGAAGATCACCGAAGACGATTGACTGCGTTAATTGCGGTTTTAACTTTGGAGTTCGATGCTGCTCTGGTTGATATCAAAAAAGAATTTGAAAAAATGTTAAAGCTGGTTATTGGTAAAGAAACTGGCTTTTTTAATGTAGAAATTGATATGGATGCTATTCTCGACATACTTTGGGGCGCAGATGACCTTAACTGGTTAAAGCGGCTAGAAAATGATGTCGATTTATGGAAAGTATACCTATCAAACGACTGGAAACGGTCTATCCTACAGCGTAAAAACTTAAAGGATGTATTAAAGCAATTGAATAAGCGATTTAATAGCATTAATTCAATTGTTCAAACACTCGGTTTAACCGAATCAACTGCCATTGGTTCGTTGGCTCGTAGAAAGATATTAGCTGAACTTGGTATCACCAAATATCGTTTCTACACTAAACCAGACGAACGGCGTTGTGAGACTTGTGGTTCGATGCACGGTCTTGTTTTCCCAATATCCGCATACGAAGTTGGTGTTACGGCTAGTCCGATGCACCCACGATGTAGATGTTGGGAAGTTCCAATCATGGATTGAGGGGATTTCCCCTTTCCAATATACGGAGTGGGGTAGGGAATCCTCCCCTCCCTACTCCACTCTTTTTAAGAGATTAACTATTTTAATAATGTCCAATAAGACGAAAAACTATAACTCTGTGGTGCAACCACGATAAAAAGCGAAGGAGATATAAATATGAAACGGGATTTTTTAAAGAACTTAGGTATTGAAGATAAGGATGTTATCGATAAGATTCTGGACGAAAACTCTGCCGACATTGGTAAGGCGAAGGGTGAGTTACAGACTTACAAAGATAAGGTTACTGACTTAGAAGGTCAGATTAAGACAAAAGACGGTGAGATTTCTACTTTACAAAAGAAGGTTGGCGATACTGATGCTCTTAACCAGCAAATCGCACAACTGACTACTGAAAAGACCAATCTGACTAATGAGTTAAATACCAAGGTTTCTGAAATCCAAAAGACACACGCCATTGAAAACGGTGTCCGTGATGCAAAGGCTAGAAACATTAAGGCTGTTCTCGCTCAGTTAGATATGAATAAAATCACTTTTGAGAACGGTCAACTGTCTGGTTTAACTGAACAGTTAGAGTCCTTAAAGACTGGTGAAGATACTTCTTTCCTGTTTAGTGATGTAAAGCAGAATCCTTCTGGCACTCACCCCGGTAGACCTAACACCAATGGTGGTACGAATCCTCCAACTACCAGTTCTTTTGCGGATGCTATCGCAAAACAACTTGGTAAAAATAACTAATTTTTAATTAAGAAAGGTGATTAAATTATGGCTGTTACTTTAGCACAGGCAAAGTTAAATGTTACTGATGATCTGCAACTTGGTATTATTGACGAGTTTGCAAAGAGTTCCTTTATTATGAACAACATTCCATTTGCGGATTGTGTTTCCCCTGTTGGCGGTGGCGCAACTCTGACTTATGGTTATACCCGACTGATTACTCAGCCTACCGCTGCTTTCCGTGCAGTTAATAGCGAGTACGCAACCCACGAGGTTCAGAAGCAGCGTTACACCACTGACTTAAAGGTGTTCGGTGGTGCTTACGAGGTTGACCGTATTATCGCTGGTATGGGCGGTATTGCTGACGAGGTTGCTCTGCAATCCGCACAGAAGGTTAAGGCTGCTTCCGCACTGTTCTCCGACACTATTATCAATGGTAATTCTTCCACTGATGCTAATGTGTTCGATGGTCTGGACGTTGCTGTTACTGGTTCTGACACCGAGTTTATCCCCGAAGCTGCTATCGACCTGTCCACTTCCGCTGCTGTGACTGCAAATGCGGTTGCTTTCGTTGACGCTGTTGACGAGTGGCTGGCTACTATGGATGGTGTTGATGCTATCATGTGTAACTCCAAGGCTCTGGCTAAGTTCCGTGCAGTTGCCCGTCGTATGGGTATGTACCAAGAGACTAAGAACGAGTTTGGTCAGAAGGTCGAGCATTACGGTAACATTCCTCTGGTTGATCTGGGCGCAAAGCCCGGTTCTAACGACCCCATCGTTGGTATTGACGAAGCTGGTGAGACTACTCTGTATGCAGTCCGCTTCGGTATCGATGGCTTCCACGCCATTTCTATGGCTGGTCAGCCCCCTGTTAAGATTTGGCTGCCCGACTTCTCCACTGCTGGTGCTGTGAAGAAGGGTGAGGTCGAAATGGTCGCTGGTTGCGCCTTAAAGTCTACTAAGGCTGCTGGTGCTTTCCGTAAGATTAAGGTTCAGTAATCTAACTTGCTAGGGGCAGAAATGTCCCTAGCAAACTTCTTTAGAAAGGATTGATTATATGGCTAACGAAGTTAAGTACCAGAATCAAGTGTGGGGTGAACCCATTACTGGTGAGCGTTTATCTACCAATGGTCACTATACTGGTGAGCATAAGGGTACTCCTATGCAGGATGCCAAGGACGCTTCTGCTAACACCCCTCATTATGTTGAGGGCGTTACAGTTCGTTACGGCACTATGACCCAAGATGCGATTGAGGGTAGTACACCAAAGGTAGCTGGTTAATTTAATTAGGGGGAGGATAATATGAAGATTTATGCGCCTGTTAAAGATGCTAACGGTGTATGGGCTTCTGTTCGATTTGTAAATGGTGTTGGTGAAACCGATAATCCAAGATTAATCGAGTGGTTTAAGTCTCATGGTTATAGAGTTCCAATTGAAGATGCACCGAAAGTTGAAACTATTGAGGCCATTGTGGAAGAAGTAGTGGAAACCGAGGAAGTTGAAATGATGGGTTATAACGAGAAAACACCAGATTTCGAGAGTATGACACCAAACGAACTTCGTGAGTGGGCGAAAGCTAACGGTTTAGGTGGAGTTATTAAGAATATACGCAATAAGGAAAAGTTAATTGAACTGATTAGGGGGTGAGTAAATGGTTGTTAGAGATGATGTAATTAATCGTCTTAAGCAACTTGGTTATACCGCAACTGAAACTGATAATGACCAAATTGATTTTGAATTACAAAAGACAATTAATTATGTAATGAACTACTGCAACATTACTGTCATACCAGAAATCGTTGACCCACGGATTATTGACCGAGCGTGTGCGTATTTCCTTTACAATAAAAAGAACTCTGGTTCGTTAGATGGATTTAATTACGATACGGTCATTAAAAGCATTAAGGAAGGTGACACCACCGTTACTTACGCAGTTGGTCAAGGTGAGGATACCCCAGAAAATCGGTTCGATGCTTTTGTTAAACAATTAGAACGTGGTTTTGATAAGTGGATTACACCACACCGTAGGTTGAGGTGGTAAGTATGGCGATTAACCCAGCTTATGGTGTGATAAATCCAACTAATCCATTAGCTACACTTTGGACTGGTAGATGCACCATCTATGAATATCAAGACGTTATCGATTGGGAAACAAAACAAACCACGCAGCGTGAAGTTGCTGTTTTGGAAGACGAACCGTGTAGGATATCGTATAGACATGAACAGGCTACTAACATCCAAAGTGGTGCAGCCGTGGTTTCACAAAGTATTATATTACACATTAGACCAGACTTAGAGATTCGACCCGGTTCGGTAATCGAGATCACTCAGCACGGTAAGACTTGTAAATACAAAGGTTCTGGACAACCAGCGGTATATTGCAATCACCAAGAGATTGTATTGGAGTTGTACGATAATGAAGCTTAAATGGGATTTTAGAGAGTTGGAAGACTTTGCAGAACGAATTGGTGAAACCGCTAGATTTGAAAAAGCCTGTAAAGAAGTTGTTAAAAAATTCGCTAAAGAACTTCAAGAGATGCTTTTTAATAAAACTCCTGTAAAAACTGGTCAGTTAGCCGCTGGTTGGGGCGGTGGTGAAAACTACGCATATAAAATTGTAGAATCGAACAACGGTTATGAAGTAACTTTAATAAACAGAGTACCGTATTCAAAAGCTGTTAACGATGGTCATTACTCCTATAACCAGTACGGCGGCCCGTATGAAGTTAAACATCGAACAGTACCATACACACAAGGTAACAGTGACCCAACATTCGTGTTCGGTCATTTTTTTGTTGAAAAAAGTATCTTAACACTGGAAAACAGTTCCGAACTTGACCGAATCTTGTACAGGGAACTAGAAAAATGGTTTGCGTGGTGTGTCGATGGTAAATGAAATGCTTAAAGGAATTAGCAACCAACTATACGATGTGTTTGGTGCTGATTACAAATATTATGTTGAAAACGTGGAACAAAAGCTAAGTAAACCATGCTTTACCATTGATTCCATTATTCCGTTACAGCGTTCACGAAGTAGAGTGCTGTACGATAGAACAATTCCAGTTGTAGTACATTACTTCACTGGTGAAAAGGAAATCACAAAAAAAGACTGCTACGAGAAAGCAGAACTGATTGTAGAAGCATTGGAGTATGTGCCGTTCCACGGCTATTTGATTCGTGGTGAAAATATCAGTTGGCAGATTGTAGACGATGTTTTACAAGTTTTTGTTACTTATAAGTTTATTACGAAGAAACTTACTTCTAATGAAGATGATATGGAAGCATTAGATCAACCTAATGTGACCGTCGATTAAATAATGAAAGGATTGATTATATGTTAGGTGGTGGCGTTTTTGTTACTCAAAATAAGACCTTACCCGGTTCTTATATGAACTTCGTAAACGCTAGTGCTGCGACCTCCGCTGTTGGTGACCGTGGTGTAGTTGCAATCGCATTACCTCTCAACAAGTCCGCTGGTAAAGTTATTACCATTACCAGAGCGCAGTTCGTGACCAACTGTTCCGATGTGCTGGGTAAGGAATATAACTCCGTGGATGTTGCACCTCTGCGTGAAATTTTCCGTCGTGCGAATAAGGTGCATATTTATGACCTTGGTACTGATGGTAAGGTAGCAGATGCAGTTAAAGCATTTGAACCATATGAGTTTAATATTCTGTGTGCCTATACCGATGTAGCCGAGGATATCGCTTCTTACATCGCAGCCGTTAAATCTTGGCGTGATGAAATGGGTAAGAAGTGTCAAGTGGTCGTTTATGACCAGAATAAACCCGATAATGAGGGTGTTATTAACGTGGTCACCACTGTTTCTAATGATGGTGCGCCCGAATATGCGCTGGTAGCTTGGGTTGCTGGTGCGGAAGCTGGCTGTAAGATTAACGAATCCTGTACTAATCTGCTTTACGATGGTGAATACACCGTTGTTACCGATAAGACACAGGCTGAGTTAGAGGAATGTATTAAGAATGGTCAGATTGCACTTCATCTGGTATATGACAACGTTCGTATGTTAGAGGATATTAACTCTTTAATCACCGTTACGGCTGATAAGGGTGAAGATTTCAAGTCTAATCAGACCATCCGTGTTATTGACCAGATTGCTAATGATATTGCCAAGCTGTTCAACACTAAATACCTCGGTCGTATTCCGAATAATGCTTCTGGTCGTATCAGTCTGTGGGCAGATATCGTCGCTCACCACAGAACACTGGAAGCTATCAATGCTATCGAAGCGTTTGATTCCACCAAACTGACTGTTGAACAGGGTGGCACGAAGAAGTCCGTGGTTATTAACGACGCTATTACTGTTATGAACGCTATGACACAGTTATACATGACTGTTGTTGTTCAGTAAAGGGGGTTAAGTAATAATGGCTCAGACTATGCACGCTCGTAATGCGTTATCCGCTAAAATGGCTGAATGTTATGTCACCATCGACGGTAACCGTTACAACTTTATGTCCGCTATTAACGTGGAAGTTACTTTTGAGAAGGAAAAGACCCAAGTACCTATTCTTGGTCGTATGAACCGTGGTCACAAGTCCACTAGTTCCAACATCACTGGTAGTGCTGAGTTCCATCTGAATACTTCTATTTGGAGAGAACTGGCTTACCGCTTCCAAGAGACTGGTGAGGACTTATACTTCGATATGCAGATTACCAATGAGGATGTTACTGCTTCCGATGTCGGTAGACAGACCATCATTCTGTATGACTGCAACTTCGATTCTGTCATTCTGGCAGCTTTTGACGCCGATAGTGACGATTCTCTGACTGAGAGCATGGACTTCACCGCAGAACGTTTTGAGATGCCTGAGAAGTTCAACATGATGGACGGTATGCTGTAAGCATACTTTAAACTAACATAAAGCGGACGGAGAGTGTTACTTCGTCCGCTTATTTAATTAAATTGGGAGGATTTAATAATGTCTAATTTTGCTGTTTTTATGGCTGGTGCAACCACCAAGAACGAAACCGTTAAGTATGCTGCTTCTAAGCGATTTGTCGATAAAGACAAGGCTGTAGAGTGGGAGATTAAGGCTATTGACTCTGATCTGGATGAACTGCTGCGTAAGGAATGTACGAAGAAAGTTCCTATTCCCGGTAAGCGTGGTCAATATAATCAAGAAACTGACACGGACAAGTACATCGGTAAGGTGTGTGTTGCTTGTACCGTTTATCCTAATTTAAATGACGCTGAACTTCAAGATGCCTATGGTGTTAAGAGTGCCGACGCACTGTTAAAGAAGATGCTTCTGCCCGGTGAATACACCGAATATAAAGCCAAGGTTATGGAAGTCAACGGCTATGATATGAGCATGGAAGAACTGGTGGATGAAGCAAAAAACTGATAAAAGAGGGCGATAGTGACGCTAATATAGCGTACTATTGTCTTCACAAATTCCACTGGAAACCTACCATGCTATTAAGCATGACGAGGGAGGAAAAGGCTTTTGTAGCTGCTTGTATTCAGATTAGATCGGACGCTGAAAAAGAGCAAGAAAAGAAAATGAAAGCTAAACGACCTCGGAAAAGGTAGGTGCTTTAATTGTCGAACAAAACATTAAAGACAAGCGTTAAACTCGATACTAAATCCGCAGTATCGAGTTTAACGAAACTAGAACGAAAAATAAAAGCTGTTAACACAGCAATTAACAAAACATCTACTGGTAACGATAAACTGACTACGGCTATTAATAAAGCGGTCACTGCTACTAATAAATTGGACTCTACTACCAAGAAAGTAGCCAACACTACTCAAAAAGTAGCTAACACCGCAAATAAAGTAAATACAGCCAACGAGAAAGCTGCCAACTCCGCTCGTAAGATGCGTGATGGCTATAACTCTAGTAATACTGCTGCCAATAGATTGTTAGGTACAATGAGGTCACTCGCTTCTACCTACCTTGGAATCATGGGTACTAAAGCGATCATTGGTGCTTCTGATACGATTACTTCTTCTGAAAACAAACTTAACAACTTACCCGGTGGCAATCCACAACTTACCCAAGAAAGTATGGATAAGATGTATGCCGCCGCACAACGTAGCCGATCTGGTTACGGGGATATGTTAAGTAACGTATCTAAGACCATGACCCTTGCTGGCGACTCTTTTGATAATAACATCGACAATGCTATTAGATTCCAAGAGATTATGGCGAAAGCATACAGTGTGGGTGGCGCAAGTGCTGCTGAGCAAGCATCCTCTATGTATCAGTTAGTCCAGGCGTTGGGTTCTGGTGTTTTACAAGGTGACGAACTTCGTTCTGTGCGTGAGGGTGCGCCAATTGCATATAAGGAAATTGAAAAGTTTGCACAAGGTGTGTTTAACACTGAGGAATCCTTAAAAGAATTAGCTTCTCAAGGTTTGATTACATCGGACTTAGTTGTAGCTGCCATTATGAATTCCGAGGAACAAATTAATAAGTCGTTTGAGAATACACAAATGACTTTCGCACAAACATGGGAAATGATTAAAAACATGGCGTTGCAAGCCTTTAGACCAGTCTTAAAAACCATTGCTAATATCGTGAATAGCGATACTGGTAAGGCGATCATAGATGGAATTGGTCGTGGTTTTGTCATGTTAGCTAACATCATCATATGGGTGATGGATATATTAGCGTCGTTCTTTAGTTGGTGTGCTGAGAATTGGGACTGGTTACAATACGTTGTGATATTCGCATTAGCAGCAATAGCCACATGGTTAATTTACACTGGTACTATTGCGGTTATATCTGCTGTCAAAGCTGCTGTAGCTTGGTTAATGGTTCATTGGCAACTCGCTTTAATTATAGGAATAATTGCGTTACTGGTAGTTGCAATTGTTTGGTTAGCGAATACTACAGTCAGTGGTTGTCAATTTGTTGTTGCTGCATTGCTGTTAGTTGCTGGTGCTATTCTGCTGATTGGTATAATCACTGGTAGTACCGCTTTGATTGTAGTTTCTATTATTCTAATTTTAATTGCCGTATTCCTAATGTTCGCACAAGAGATTATTGGCAGTGCTTATTGGTTGGGTGCGGTACTTTGGAATGTTATTGCTGGTATAGGCAACTTCTTCGTCGCCTGTTGGAACTGGATTTGTGCGGTTGCTCATAACGTGTTCGCTGGTATAGGTAACTTCGGAATGGCACTTTACAATGTCATAGTTGCTATTTGTAAAAATATAGGTATTGCCTTTGAAAACTGTTGGATTTTTGCTCAAAACTCTTTCTGGGGATTCATTGCAAATATAATGGATGGTTTGGGCAAGTTCGAGAAGATTATTAACGCAATCGCAAAAGCACTTGGTGTGAAAGATTTCTCCATGTCTGCTCTTACAAGTGAGATTAGAGGTAAACAAAAGGACTATAAAGAGTTTATTGATCTCGGAGACGCTTGGAATCAAGGTTTAAACACTTATGAATACAAAGATTTGGGTGCAGCTTGGGATAGCGGTATGAGTACGTTTGAGTACAAGGATTTAGGCGAAGCCTATGCCGCTGGCGCACAAGTTGGTGAAAACATCCAAAACGCAGTAGACGATTGGGGTACATCTATGAAAGATAGTATTTCCAATATGATTCCAAGTGGCGATATAGAAAGTGGTATAGGCGACCCAATGGCTGGTAGCTATTTACCGGGTATAAACGACCCGACCTACGGACTTGGTAAAGATTATGACCCAAGTGGAATGCTCGATAGCCTTGGTAATATTGACGATAACGTTGGTAATATTTCTGATTCTATGGATTTATCGAACGACGATTTGGAATATCTTCGTAAGATTGCTGAAATGGAATGGAGAAATGAATTTACAACAGCGGAAATCAAAATCGACATGACCAATAACAATACTGTGAACGGTGAACGTGACTTAGACGGTATCGTAGAATACTTGTCGGATGTATTAAGAAGCGAAATGACCAACGTTGCTTACGGAACTCATTATTAAACTAAAGGGGGCTATTTAATGGCTTATAAAGGTTATCATTTTTTTATTGGTGATTTGGAAATGCCATATGCCCCCTCTAAACTCAAAGTTACCATTGGTTCAAATAACCAAACGGTTGATTTAATCAATGGTAATCAGATCAATATTTTAAAAAATCCCAAATTAACGGGAATTGAATTTGATGTTGAGTTACCGAGGGGTAGGCAATACGCATTTGCCAACAAATTAATTTCCTCAAAAACTTACACTGAGTATTTTGAGAAACTGATGCTGAATAAAAGTCCAACCAAGCTTGTAATTACCAGGCCCAATCCTTTTTTAAAGGGTTCAACTGGTATTGGTGGTACGATTAAAGACTTTGAAAGTACAGTTCTCACAGTCAGTTTGGAAGGTTACACGTTAGAGGAAAGTGCAGAAAACGCATACGACATTAAAGTTTCTTTAAAGTTCAAGGAATATATCTCCTATGGAACTGTAAAAAAGAAAATAATTAACACCACAAGCACTACTGGTAGTCAAAGTGGTAAGACCAATACGTCTTCCAATAAAGTAACTGTCGAAACGGCAACTAAACCAGTTTCGCAAAATAAGAGTTACACCGTTAAGTCTGGTGATAATCTTTGGAATATTGCTAGAAAATTTTACGGAACAGGTACAAAGTGGAAGACGATCTATAACGCCAATAAAACCATTATTGAAGAAACCGCTCAGAAGTACGGTAAAAGGAGTTCTAGTAATGGACATTGGATTTATCCCGGTACTAAATTAACTATCCCGACTACTACTTAAATAACATTGGAGGTGATATTTTGGCAAACGGCACAAGTATTAATACGAATTTCAATGGTGACATTACTATTACAATTTATCACAAAATCACCAATGGTTATGAGGTTATAACACCCATAATAGAAGATGAAGTCAAGTGGGAAACTGAAAGGCAAGGTTCTCCCGGTAAACTCACGTTCAAAGTTTTAAAAGACAAGAATAACGACGTAGATATCCAAGAGGGCGATAAGGTTGTCTTAAAATATCACGACGATATCCAAGGTTGGATATCATTATTTAACGGATATATATTCGTCAAGAAGCGAAGTAAGAATGGTTGGGTTGAAGTTACAGCTTACGACCAGTTAAGGTATTTTAAGAATAAAGCAACTTATGTTTACACAAACAAAACGGCTGGCGAAGTGGTAAAAATGATTGCAAATGATTATAGCCTTGGTATTGGTACTATCGATAATACAAGTTATGTAATCGGCAGTCGAGTAGAAGACGATCAAAGTCTGTTCGATATCATTCAGAACGCATTGGATTTAACAATAATCAGTACCACTAAATTATATGTCCTATATGCAGATGGTGGTAAAATATATCTTCGTGATGCTGAAAAGCTAAAGACTAACGTAGTTATTAACGATGCTGTCGCAGAAGATTTCGATTATACATCTAGTATTGACGATGAAACATATAACGAAATCGAATTGTACTACGATAACGATGAAACTAACAAGCGTGAGTATTACAACGCTGCTGATACTACCAACATGGGTAAATGGGGTAGATTACGATATACCGAGAGTATCCAAAACCCGGCTAACGCTAAAGACAGAGCGAATAAGATGCTCAAATTATACAATCGGAAAACTAGGAAACTCAAAGTTAAAAAAGCGTTTGGAGATTATCGTTGCAGAGCAGGTGCGAGTGTTATTGTTCAACTAGATTTAGGAGATACTACTGTTTCCAATTATATGCTAATTGAAAAGGCAACGCACATCTTTAAAAGTGGTGAGTATCGGATGGACTTAACTCTTGGTGGTACTACGGAGTTTACGGCATGAGTAGTGGAATTATAGAAACAATTAAAAAGGTGGCACTTAACGCTTTTGAAGCGAGTAATCCAGTTAAGCTATTGTTCGGTAAGGTGATCTCAACCAGCCCAGTTAAAATTCAAGTTGGCGAGTATTTGACTCTAACAAGAGAATTTTTGGTAATTAACGGTCAGATTTTTGAAGGTGATTCAGTCACTTTGATTCGTTGTCAAGGTGGTCAAAAATATGTTGTTTTAGGGTCACGAACTGGATATGTGGAAAACACCATATATGTCGGTGGTGAGACTGTCACTAGCGACAATTGGCAGTTCCCATTTACTGGCGGTTACACCATCACTTCTCCATTTGGCAAAGTTCGTACTGGTGGTAGAAAACACAAGGGCGTTGACTTAGTAGGTAAGAAAAGTAAACACATTTATCCGATTAACACTGGTACGGTGGTTAGGGTAAGTTATGATTCTGGTGGTTATGGTAATTATGTAATCGTTGACCATGGAAATAAGTATTGGAGTTTATACGCCCACATGAAAACCGTATATGTTAAAAAGGGACAATCTGTTAACAAGAATACAATCATAGGTATAGAAGGTAGTACAGGTCATTCTACTGGCTCACACTTACATTTGGAAGTTCGTAAGGGTAGTAACAGTTCCAGTAATACAATTGACCCAATAACTTTCCTGAGTGGAAATTAAGAAAGGAGTGCGTATAGTATGGCTTTCGATATCATTAAAACTATTCAAAAAGTTAGTCTTGAAGCTATCAACGAACACGCACTCCAAGTTATCTTTGGTAAGGTCGAAAGCAATAATCCATTAGTGGTCAAAATCGGAGACACTTGGAAGTTAACCTCTGAGTTCATAGTTTTAGATGCACCAGTAGATGTTGGAGAAGAAGTGATTGTAATTAAATATTCCTCTGGTAACAAATACTTGGTATTAAGCACCGTTGAGAAGGTATATGACAGTTCGATTAATATTGGTGGTGTCGTAAATACAGGATATAGTACGACTGGTAAATGGAAAAGCCTTGGTACTTTTACAATCACACATTATTGTTGTGAAAAATACCCCCATATCTGTAATGCTGGGCCGCCTTATAAAACAGCAACAGGAACAACCCCACACGTTGGTGGTTGTGCAGTTGACCCGAAAAAAATCCCATTGGGTTCTTATATAAAAATTAACGATGTTGTTTACCATGCCGAAGATACAGGCGGTGGAATTAAAGGGAATCGAATCGATATTGTGGTTAATACACATAAAGAAGCACTCGCCAAAGGTAAATATAAAGCAGAAGTTTTCTTGAAAGTTGGTGATTAAATGCTACCAAGTATAGAAAATGCTGATGATCTGATTTTGAACTCTGTTGAAATTGAGCAACAGAAAACTCAAACATTCAGCATTAATACGATTAAATCTACCGCAGACAATGGTTACAGTTGTATTTTAGGTGTTTGTGTGCTAGGTAGAGCAGTGTTGGGTAAAGCAACTGGTAAAGATACAGATGTAGATAACACACTCAAACCACAATATTACATTGGTGGTAAAGTTGATAGGTTGGCTGCTTTACAACAGAGCATCTTATTAATGCTTAGTGTTGAAGCCGACCAATATATAATTTATCCATATACCTATGGTATTAATACTTTGGATTTAATCGGAAAGCCCAGCTACTACGTTATGGCAGTTATTCCCGAAAGAATCAAAGAAACGTTATTAAGTGACGATAGAATCACTGATGTTACAGACTTTGAGTTTGAAACGAATGGTAATAGACTGGGTGTTAAATTCGTTGTTCATACAATTTACGGTGATATCGAAGAAGAAACGGCGGTGATCTATTAATGTTTGAACATAAAACATTTGAAAACATTTTAAGCGATATGTTGAGTTATGTTAGTGAACAAGACACAGAATTGGACACTAGAACAGGCTCTATAATTTATACTGCACTTGCTCCAATCGCTCTCGAATTAGAAACGGCTTATCACGAGATGGATATGATTCTGGAAGAAACGTTTCTCGAAACAGCTTCCAAAGAGTACCTTGTTAAGCACGGTAACCAGATTGGTTTGGAAATCAACGAAGCAACTTACGGACATTACAAAGCTGAGTTTGATGTAGATGTTGAAGTCGGTAGCCGTTTTAATTTAGACAAATTTAATTATAACGTTATTAGTAAATTATCCAACCCAACTACTGAAAATCCACATTATATTTTTGAGTTAATATGTGAAACCGCTGGCTCAGAACCAAACGATTACTTCGGTGATTTAACACCAATTACATTCGTCCCTAACTTAACTTATGCCAAACTTACATCGGTACTTATTTATGGTGAGGACGAGGAAGAAACCGAAGCGTTTAGATATCGACTTCAAGTTCACGTTAAGAACCCTCCAATTAATGGTAACGTTTCTCAATATGACGAGTGGTTAGCTGAGTATGAAGGTGTTGGTAAGTATCGAACCCTCCCGTGTTGGAATGGTGTGAACACAGTTAAGCTACTGATCTTAAATTCGGAGAACAAAAAAGCAAGTGACGAATTAATTAATCAAGTACAAGAATACTTTGACCCCCCGACTACAGCCATTAACGACGATACTTCGGACGCTAGTTATCCACAAGGCCGTGGTATGGGTAATGGTCAAGCCCCAATTGGTGCTGTCGTGACAGTTGATACCATAACCGAAGTTCCAGTAATTATTGAGTGTCAGTTAACACTTAAAGATGGTTATACCCATCCAATCGGTGTACAAGAAGCAATTGAGGAATATTTCAAATCCATCGTGTTAAGTAAAACTTCGATTTCTTACATGGCTATCTCGGCTGAAATTTACAACGTCGAATGCGTTGAGGATGTAGTTAATTTAACAATCAAAGTTAAGGATACTGTGATGGATGTTACCGTTAGTCCATTTGTTCCTAGTGTTAGCATTGGCGATAATGAGATCGCCGTGTTGGATACTGAAAACAGTGTTTGGGGTGTCTAACTATGGATTTGAAAATTGATTATAACGAGCGAATGCTAAAGTGTTATCCCGAAATTATAAAAGCAATTCGGGAGTTCCAAGTTTTAATTAAAACCCAAAGTCTTCAAGTTGAAGAAATGCACGATGAACTTACTAAGATACTTAGTAACGCTTACGTTGCGGATGCGGACGAAACCAAAATTGCACAGTGGGAGCAAGTATTAGGTATCACACCTTTACCTCAAGGCAATGATTCTTTGGAAACTTGGTTATCCGATAGGCGAGAAACAATTCTAGCGAGAATTTATAAGGTTGAAAAACTAAACGCTAAAGTTATCGAAGATATTGTTAAGATTTTCACAGGTGGCGTATCAACTTCGTATTTTAAGAACGGAACTATTTACGTTGTTATTTATCCACCAGAAGATAACAAACAATTCAAGTTTGAAAATGTCGAACAAGAATTGCGAAAGAAAATCCCGGCTCATTTAATGTTCCAAGTTACTAGAAATTATTACACTTGGTTACAAGCCAATGACCCTCAACGCACTTGGGGTGACATAAATAATAATTTTACAAACTGGAACGCTGTTCTGTACCAATTTTAAATGTAGACATGAGGTGATATTCAATGAGTATACCAACAAGTAATTACGGTTTAATTAAACCCGAATTGACCGATGCTGCCGACATTACAGCATATAACAATAACTGGGACACAATCGATAATGAATTAAACAAATTAAACGAAGACTTTTCCAGTGTTGACGATAGAGTTAATGATCTCGTAGATGAAGTAAATACTCTTGGTGAGCGAATTGTGTCGGCAACCTCTACAGACGGTGTTAGTTATAACGCCACAATTGGTTACATTGGGAACCTTTATAATGGTTTAGAGTTGACCATCGTTCCCACAATGACCAGTACAACTAATGCTTTGACACTAAACTTAAACGGATTAGGCGCAAAAAGTATCAAATTGCCGTTAAGCACTAATACTTCTGCTGCCGTGACACCAGATACCGCAAACTTTTTAGTAGCGAACAGACCCGTTACGTTAATGTACGACGCTAATTATTCTACAAGTGGAGCGTGGTTGGCAGTCAATAAACAAAAAACATCTGCAAGTGACCTTTATGGTACTGTACCAATTGAGAACGGTGGAACGGGTGCAACAAGTGGAGATGCGGCACTAATGGCAATGTTTGGTGCTGGGTTGACAGTGCTTAGTTCATATCAGTATGGAGATGCTTTGCCCAGTGCTGGGGTAAAGGGTCGAATCTTCTTTAAGAAGGTGACTGGTTAATGATTATAGGTACTATGGATGGAACAGTTACACAACAAGCCGGATATGACGGTGGTTGGCATAAGTACGACACAAGCAAACAATACGCTGGTTTTGGAACAACTTCGTATTTTACCGCAATTGTAGTATTTCAAACCCCAAATTTTTCTGGATTAAGTGAAACAATTAACATCACTCTGCGTGTTCTGAAAAATGGCAATAACTCTAACCCTACGTTACGATGGGCGTTAGCCACTAGTGACGCAAACCGTGACCAATATATTAATACTATTTCTGAAATCACTAACGCATCTGACCCATTCCAAATTGCAAATGGAACGCACACTTTTGAAAGTATTAGTAGCGGTGGTACAGATAGTATCATAACGATCAACACACAAAATGCGAAACCGTCTACAACATACTATTTATACTTGTGGGGTTACGAGTCTGGAAACTGGTTGACTGTATATTACCCCAATACTCATTCAATCACTGTAAATTATAGTGGTGGTATTATATACATTGACAACGGTAGTGAATTTGAAGCCTACTTAGTGTACATCGATAATGGAACGGACTGGGATTTATACATTCCATATATAGACAATGGGAATAACTGGGATATGTACAGTTAGTAATATCAAAGGAGGTCATTATTATGCTTGAAATAATAGCTGACATTGCCAGTGATATTACTTGCATCGTAGCACTGGTAATTATGTTAGTAAAACCAATTAGAGAGCGAATATTTGGCGAATCAATTGTTAAAGAAGGACAAAAGTGCTTACTTCGCTCTGAAATCGTGCGTACATATTATCGACATTTAAATCAAAAAGAAATGCGACAATATGAGTACGAGAATCTGTGTTTGTGTTACAACGCCTATACACAATTAGGCGGTAACTCCTTCGTAACTCATATTTACGAGGAAATGCAAGAATGGACAGTAGTCCAATAAAAGAAAGGAAAGTATTATGGCTAATCCAAACTTTATCGCAACCATGTCCAGTAACGAGATTTGGCGAGACTTAGATGATACTCGCTGTATCACCGACGATTTAGATGCAATCGAAGCTAATATCTCGGCATTGGAAACGGACAAAGCAGACGCAGACCATACCCATAGTGGTTACGCAGCAACCTCCCACAGTCATAGCTACAACGATTTAACTAATAAGCCAACGATCCCCACCGCTTATACACACCCAGCTAATCACCCGGCTAGTATGATTACTGGTCTGGCTACTGTTGCTACCAGTGGTAAGTACAGTGATCTGACTGGTAAACCCACTATCCCCACTATCCCGGCTTCTTTACCAGCTAACGGTGGTAATGCTGATACTGTGGATGGTAAACACGCAACCGATTTTGCAGAAGCTAGTCATACACACGAACTGAGTGCTATCACTGGTTTACTGAATCTGTTACTCACTGACACCGCTGGTAGACAGAAGACCACCATTACTGGAAATGTTTTAACCACAATTGCTGGACTTTCTATCGGTGTTCATACCGCCTACTCTGGTGGTGGTACTAATGCTACGGCTACTAACGCTCCTAATACTATTGAAAGTTGGCGTTATCTGATTCACAAGAATTATCCTGCCTATGGTTGGGTAATGGCTTTTGGTTCTGAGGGTAGTTTATTCATTAACTATCTTGATAATGGCACATGGAGAGGTTGGAAACCCATTTGGGATAACAATCCGAGTCCCTTGTGGTCTGGTGCGATGTTTATGAACGCTGGTCAAACTGTCACACCATCCAAGATGCTCTCCCAGTGCAAGAATGGTTGGGTATTGCTTTGGAGTGATTACGACACAGCAAATGGTGCAGCGACTAACGGTGATGTTTATGCGTCCTATGTTCCAAAGCGTTGTTACAGTGGTGGTAACTGGGGCGGTCACTCTTGGTTAATGGATATTCCAGTGGAAGCGGCTAATAGTGCCGAAACTCGTTGTATTAAAAAGGTCTATATGTGGAATGACCGAATCGTTGGTAACACAATAAACGAAACCAGTCCTCGGAACGACGTTGTTTTGAGAGCAGTTTACGAATTTTAAGGAGGAATTGAACATGAGTGAAAAAGCAATTAACTGGGTTAAAGCCGCTGGTGTCCGTGCAATTAAAACTGTTGCACAGACCGCAGTTGCGACTATTGGTACAGCCGTAGTTATGGGTGAAGTGAACTGGCTTATGGTTGGTTCTGCCGCACTGTTAGCTGGTATTTTATCTTTACTGACCAGTGTAGCTGGCTTACCCGAATTAAAGAACTAAATAAAAAAGGTTTCAAGTAGCCTACAAAAAGCCCTTGAAACCCTTTAAATCAACGTTTTTAAATTTCATATCAAAACATTTTGAAGTCTCTACAAACCCCTCTATCCTTGTGGTAGAGGGGTCTTTTTTTGTTTCTATTTGTGTCTATTCGAGGGCGCAACCTACAAACAGGTTACAAGAAGGTTACATACAGCCTACAGGGACTTTAACCTTGTTAACGGCTTCTACTAACTCGTATGGAGTTTTGTAGAGATACACTTTCTCAGTAACACCCTTGCCAGAGTGACCGACGATGACCCGAATGACTTCCATTGGGATACCAGCGGAGTGCATCATACTAACTGCTGTTTTACGAGTATCATGTGGAAGATGCTCCCACTTGTAATTTATCATAAAGTTCTTAAACTGTTCAAGAGCCTTTGCGTAAGAAAGTTTACGACCTTTTTCGTCACGCATTAGATACTTAGCTTTACCAAGTTGTTTGGTTACCAGTGGTAGTATTGCATCATGGATTGGAATAACACGGTCAATACCAGCTTCGGATTTTGAACCGCCAATCATGTAGTGTTTATCTAAATGGATGTTGTCGGCGGTCATAGCAAGTAATTCCCCAATCCGCATACCAGTATACATGAGAATCAATATCCACTGAGCAGTTGGGTTGTCCACGTTATCCCAAAGCACCTTAATTTCGTTATCGGTAAATATCTTACCAGTTTTCTCAACTTTATCTCTGATCTCAATATACTCAGCGTAGTTGTTATCCACGATATCGTTCTTCATAGCGTACTTCCAAATCTGTATCATGGTACTTTTTAAACGCTTTTTACTACCAGCACTTAAATCGTCGATGTTGTCCATCCAATCCTGTAGGTGGTCAGCTTTGAGATTAACCAGTGGTATATTAGCCATTCGTTCAAAACGAACGTAAGCCATGTTGTGAGAGATAAGAACGTTTTTGGACACTTTAGGTTCTAAACGCTCAATCCAGCGTTCGTAAACCTCTCCCAAAGTAAGTTTGGATAGGTCGATATCGTATCCACTCTTATGATATTCAGCGAGAGCGAGTAGTGCTTCTGCTTCTGACTTATAATAACCAAGATATTTTCTGACTTGTTTACCGTCTTTCCAACCAGCGGTGATGCGAACTGCGAAGGGCTTTCTCCTGTTTCCACTCAATTTGACGATGCTGCCGAAACCATTTTCGTGTCTGAAATGCTGCTTTTTCTTTGCCATGGTGGATTCCCCCAGTTACGATGTTCTGATATTTTGTTCATAAATAATTTACAATTTTCGTACAATTTACACAAAGTTTTACTATTATTCAATTCTGATTTTTGTGCAAAGACGATAACATTATAAACTTCGCCTTTATTTATTTCTTTTATATAGGTCAACGATATTCTGATAATATCAGAATGTCGTTTAACATATAAAAGTAATATATATAATCTATTCTTTTATAACTTCTATTTCTTGCCGTTCGTCTACGGCGAAATCCATTGGCTTGTTTGCATCCTCATAAATCAAATTCATATCTTCGGTGTATTGGAATACACGTCTTTTACCTTTGGTAGTAAGGTGGGTATACATTTCGATTAATTCCACAACATCGTTACCATAGTATCGTTTGATACCTTGGAGTAGCTTAACCTCT